CCGTTTCTTGCCATTGTGAAAAATATCATTCTCTGTTACAATTCTAAAAGTCAGTCCTTTGAGTTTACACCATTTTGCTGCAGCCTCCCATTTTGCATGGTTAATAGCAATAGCAAGTTTATCGTGCTGGCTGGTTTTTGCACCTAATCTTGTTTGTGATTCTGGTTTCACTTCTATTAGTTCAGCCCGTTTTTTTCCGCCTTTGTCCTGATAAACTATCAAAAAGTCTGGTATATAGATGCTCTGCTTGCCTGTAAGAGGATTGCGATAAGGTATCTGTATGCTTTCACTTGCCCAGTTTATCACACTAGGATGGTTATCACAGAAGCGCATAAAAGCGTGTTCCCATCCACTGCGGTAACGTGGCTTTTTTATGCCTGCATACTTTTCTGGATTGGCCATTTCGTATAGGCCATTAGCCCACTTGCCTTTTGCCATTAGACTCTTATCTGTCGTTGTATATTTGCACTTGGCTGTAAATTCTTACTGAATCCTAACAATCCATTACCTGTTCTACTTAGGTTAAGAAAGGCTGTGATACTTTGTTGTAGATTGATTGTATCAAACTGTGTGATGATGTCCTGTGGAAAAACTTGTAATTCATTACACGTTACAAGCACTGCACTGGTTAATGCACTTGCTGCTTCGAGATTGTTGTTGGTGCGCTGTAGAAAGAACGCTTTTACAACATCATACTGTTGCGGATCTATTGTGATTACTGTTTTGAAATAATCAGTAAAGTACTCGTTGATGCGTAGGTCTACATCATCTCTAACATCAGTGAGTGGAAGATTAATTGTTTGTGCCATTTGCAAGTCCTTTTAGTTACTTATCACTAAAAATCTTCGACGATGGTATTGGCAAGATTTTGACTTTGTGTCTTAGGACCAACACCAACATAAGGATCTACTGCGACACCACTTTTGTTTTGCCAACTTGCTAGTGCAGTTGTACCATTTATGTTGGTATATTGTTGTGTTGTGTTTAATAGTTCTTTACGCTTTGATGCAGTCTGTTCTGCAGTCAACGGTGAAACACCACTTGCTGCTTCGTTGAGACTGTTTTGTACACTGGTAATTCTGCCTTCCAACTGCAGTTTCTTAATTGCATAGTTTGCATTATTCACAACAGGTTGTGAATTGTTTCTACTAATGTAAATGTCACTTATCTTGCGTGGAGTAGCTGCACTGTTGTAGTTTGTAGGCTGTACAATTGGATTGCCTATGTTGAGGTCTGTAGTTCGCTGTGCTGTATAGTTGTTGTTACCAATCACAGTGCTGTTACTTGAAATATTCCGCGGTATGTTGACAATAGGGTTATCGTTTTCGACACTTTGCAAACCTTGTAACACAGCAATAGGATCATCACCTGCTTTGATTTTTATTGCACTGCTAATCAATGGTGTAACTTCATTATACAAACTGGTTGTTCCTAGAGTTTGATTTAGTTTGCCAATCAATTGGTCAGAGCCGCCGGGTATGATGCCATCCAGTTTGTCTAGTGTATTGCCAATTTGCCTAAAAATACTGTCCTCATCAAACAAGCTACCGAATGGTCCGAGGGTGTTGTTTTCTGGGCGAATGTTGCCCAATGGACTTGGTGTGGTGTCGTAATGCAAGTTATTAATAAATGTTTTTGGATTGTTATCATCAACTATTCCACTGCCGTATAACACAGTTTCATACTTGATGGTCATTGTGTGTTCCAATGGTGTAAATTCGCCAGCAGTGTGTGTTGGATGTTGGAACGAACTAATTATAGGATTTATCAGTGTGTATTCACTAAACTTACCATCAAACAGAGTATAGATTTGAATTGTGCTAAAAAACTTGGTGTTGCCGTTGGCATAACCAAATGCACTTGCATTTCGTGGTGTATACCTGTCGCGCACCTGAAAATCGTTTGTGGTATATGTGCTGTCCAAATAATAGTGAGTCATGTAGTTGTACCACATTTTCAGCACTAGTTCTTTGGCATCATCATGGAACGTTACACGAGTATCGCCATATTCTATCTTGTGCTGGCTGTACACACGTTTGTTGTATTGATTGTGATCTTGCACATCAATGGTGTATGAAGGTAGGTCCACAGCCTTGACCATCAGTGGCAGTTCTATTTTGTCCTCATTGGTAAACTTACTTGCTACATCAGGAGCAAAGTTGAACACGCAAAGATATAGTGCTGAAAGTCTAGGATGTAGAGCATAAGCATTGGCCCGAAAGGTCCGAGACGCATGATCATAGTCTCGGATTCCATTGTTTTCGGTGCCTATAGGCTTCAGGAAATTGTTGATATTACTAGTAATTGCCACCTGCTTATGTCCTTATTAGCCGGTGATAGTTACGCCGGTTCCTCTTGGTACGCTTGCACCAACACCCTGTCCAAGTGGTGTTTGTACAGCATTATCAAATCTAATTGTTAGTGCAATACTTGCTGGATCATTGGTTGCATAGTTTAAATCACCATAGTTTGCACCAGAAACATAACAACCATACATTTCCCATGTTTCTAAAACGTTTGGTGTACTTGCGCCGTTACCACCATCTAAGATATCAAATTTCATAATAAACTTGTAGTCAATGCCTGCACTTGCTGCTGCTTGCTCCATAAAGTCAAACTGCTTCTGAAGTTGCTCGCCTACTAGTCTACTAACATTGCCGTTAACATCATCACGTAGATTTACTGTGACATCAGCCCATGTGTGCTTGCCAGCAAGTTTAACCATGCTGTTGTACACAGGAATTTCAATTGATTCAAATGTTACATCTGGACGTGTGATATCCATAATCTGTTTTGTTAGTTCTGTTCTTGGTGTCGAGACACCAAAATTATCAAATACCGCACGGAAGCGATATTTTAGTTTTGGCATCAGCAAACCTTGGCTGCTGGCGCTTTGGTCGCTGTCTAGTGGGACAGTAAATTTACTAAGTGATGATACTGACATCAATCAATCTCCTTATTTCCTATAAAGTATTTATCGTAATATGACTATAAAAAAATCATGGTTTATGGTAGTATCATAAAAAAAGAGGGGACAAACCCCTCTTTTTAGATGTGTTATGAAGTGGTTTACACTGATTGTGCTGATGCAACGTTACCTGCTGCAATCTCACCTGTATTCTTGATACGAATTGGAATAAAGATGAATTCTGCTGCTTTAACAGGCTCAATAGCAATGTCAACATACAGTTCGTTTCTATCAATTCTATCATTGGTGTTGTTGGTTTCATCACAAACAACCAAGTAATCAAATACGCCACGCTTGGCAACTAGATCGTTAAGAATACCTTCAATGCCTTCTTTCATTTCATCTCTGGTGATCTTATCGTTTGGTTCAAACACAAAGTTTGCTGCATAATCCTGCAGTATTCTGCGTAGGTAACCTACTAGTCTTGAAACATTGATGCGATCCAAACTGCTTGTTGTTGCAGCACGAGTCTTGTTACCATAGTTCATCAAGCCATAACCATTAATGAATGTCATTGGATTGATTCTGTTGCTGTAAAGTGTATCACGTAGTCCTTCTGTGATGTTGTCTACAACAAACTCACCAGTGGCGCTGTTTACATAACCAATACTTGTAACATTGTCTAACAAGCCGCGGCGTGTACCAGCTGGTGCAAACCAAGGAAATGCTTGATCGTCACTGCGGATAATTGTTCTCAACGCTGCATGTGAACTTGGTACTGCAACACTGTTACCGCTCAAGTCATTTGTTCTACCACTTGGATAGAACACTGCCAAGTATGGATCACTTGTTACTAGTCCATCTTCGCCATCAACTACTGCACTGTTTGCATTTGTTGCCCAGTTTTGTACTGCAGTTGACCCACTTGCTAGTCTCATTGGACTATCGCCAACTACAAATGCTGTGTTGCGTCTGTCGTTGTTTAGGCTTACCATATTAGCAATCAGTTCTGGATAGCCTGGTGCAGCAATCAAGTTAAATGCACGACTGTCTTCACGTAGATCAGTGCTTGCATCCAGACTTGACTTCATTGAATTAACAATGATGTTGCGTACAGCCTTGCGTCCCATATATGGACTACCATCATCTCTGTTGCCACTTACTGTTACCCATGCATCCTTTTCAGTTGGAAGTGTTGGATAAAGTGTTGTGTCACTAAAG